AGAAATTATGGAGAACGAAGTACAGATTTTTGAAGACAAGCCTGATGTGGATGAACTCAAGTTTGAGTTTGAGCGGGCAAAAGCAAATTTATCTACATGGATGGATAAAGCAGAAGATGCTCGGGAGGTTCGATTCAACGAGTGGGCAGGCAAGACGGGTGATGGTAAAAAGAGTGGACCTGAAGCATTTCCCTGGTCAGGGGCAAGTGACCTTGATCCGAATGTCATTAATCCTTTGATCGATGGCGATGTTGCCACCCTGACACAGGCTTTGACCAAGGCTAACCTGGTGGCGGCTCCCGTGGAGAGTGGAGATGTGGCATCGGCAAAGTTGGTGACGGAGTTTCTTCGCTGGCGGATGGGTACGATGGATGAACTGATGAGGGAGTCATCGATAGGAGCGAATTATTTATTACAGAACGGGGTGACCTTTTTTGGTACTTACTGGAAGCAGGAGAAGGCGAGAAAGTTTGAGCCGATCAGCCTCGAGCAGATTGCCCAGCAGTCGCCTGAACTGGCAATGGCGATAGAAGATCCCGAAATGAAGGAGGGAGTGGAGGAAATGTTTTATCCCCTCTTTCCAAAGCTCAAAAAGCGTAGGGTCAAGAAGATGCTTAATGAGTTACGGAAGAATGGTGAGACCGAAATTCCGACCGAAAAAGTGGTCGTAAATCGTCCGGCGGTTAAGGCATATGAGTTAGGCAGGGAACTGATCGTGGACAGCAATGTTATCGATTTGGAATCCGCCAGGAGCATTCACTGCATTCATTATTATTCTCCTGAAGCATTGAAGCAGAAGGTAAACGAGGGATGGGATGAAGCCTGGATTGATGAAGCGATTGAGAAGGCGAAAGACTTTTACGAGGAGAGATACAGCGACTCGGCCATGCATTATGATTATGGCACAAGCTATGGTAATCAGCATTACGAGGGCTTGATTCGGGTAGTTACTACCTATCGCAAGGAGTTGGATGAAGATGATGTTCCTGTTGTTACCAAGACCTGCTGGACGGATGAAATGGATGAAGCAGGATTCCATGAGCCGGTTGGATATGACGAGGGCAGGTATCCATTCGTGTGTATCACGCGAGAGCATTTAAACCATCGTTTACTGGACTCTCGCGGATACCCAGAGTTACTGAAGAGTTATGAGTTGGCGGTAAAGACAGAATTGGATAGTCGCCGAGACCGAGCATCGATGAGCACCATGCCACCGGTGGAATATCAGATCGGTAGACGACCCGAGCGTTTGGGACCAGGAGCACAGCTTGGGGTACGCCGTAGGGGAGAGGTGGGATTCATGGAAATCCCCCGTTATTCGCAAGCAAGCATGGAAGTGGAGATGCAAATCCGCCAGCTATGTAATCGCATCACAGGACGGGCGACTGGACCTGACGATGCGGTGGAGGCAAATGTGATAAAACAGCATTTGGTCAACTGCTGGCTCAGTGGATGGAAGGAAGTTTTGAAGCGGGTATGGTGCTTGGATCGGACTTACAGCGGACCGATGATTTGGTTTCGGGTTACAAATAATGAGCAGGGAGCACAGTTAATTTTGGACGAAACTGCTGAGTTGTATGATTTTAATATTAGCTGGAACTCGATGAACCAGGATGAATCCAAGGTGATCGAAAAGCTCGATACGGTTGGTAAGTTAATGTCGCAGTATGACAGGCAGGGCGTAAGCAGGTTCGACATTTATCTTAGAAAAGTAATTGAGGCAATCGATCCAAACTTGGCTAACGAATTAATCATGCCGACTCAGGAGGCTACCACAAAGGAGATAATTGAAACATCTAACGATATTGCCAAAATCGCATCAGGACAGGTTGTTAACGCCCCTGAAAATGGAGCAAATCCACAACTTAGGCTTCAAGTGTTACAATCGTACATCCAAGGAAGTGAAGCGATACCGGCGACCGATGTGCAGGAACGCCTGCAATCCGATGAAAACTTTGCGAAGAGACTTCAGACATATGCTGGTCAGTTAGAATTTCAGCAACAGCAACAAATGAACGCTAGGATTGGCCAACTAGGGACAGCCCCCGGCAATGTACCAGGTACATCGATGGCCGCTTAATCGAAAGGAATAATATCATGCCATACGGAAAAGGAACTTACGGATCGAAGGTTGGACGGCCTTCCAACAAAGCTAAAGCAATGGGACGGAAAAAAATGAGTCCGACTGTTAAGAAATTGCTGAAGAAGAAAAAGAAAAAGTGAGTAAAACTTATCGAGGCATTTCGTTTGACGGCTATAATAAGCCCAAGCGAACACCTAATCATCCGAAAAAATCTCATGTCGTTTTAATAAAAGACGGAGGCAAGGATCGGATGATTAGATTCGGACAACAGGGTGCAAAGACTGCCGGTAAACCAAAAACAGGTGAGAGTCAGGCGATGAAGAAAAAGCGAGCATCGTTCAAATCTCGTCATGGTAAGAATATAGCCAAAGGTAAAACTTCGGCGGCTTACTGGGCAAATAAGGTGAAGTGGTAAGATGCCAAAAGACGCTTGTTACAAGAAGGTAAAGGCTCGGGTGAAGGTATTCCCGAGTGCTCGGGCATCGCAACAAATCGCCAAGTGCCGGAAGTCCAAAGGACAGGTTCGCAAGACCGCCAAGGGTACATCGTTGAAAAGATGGGGATCAGAGAAATGGCAGGATACACGGACCGGCAAACCATGCGGTCAGGGTAAGTCTAATGAATACTGCCGGCCAACCAAAAGAGTTTCGAGTAAAACACCCAAGACCAAATCGGAGATGAGTAAAAGCCAACTGAAACGGAAAAAGGCTGAGAAATCGAAGGTGGGAATGGGCAGAAGAGTAAAACCCGTAAGAAGGAAAAAATGACATTATCAGATGCAGTTGCCGGACTCGGTGAGCAGACCGAGTGGGTAGTGATTAAGGATTTTATTAAAGAACAGAGGGATATGTGCCTGGTCGATTTTCAGGACTATACTCATGTGGACAATCCGCAGAAGCTTGCCCGTCTATCGGGAGAGATTGCAGGACTTACCCGAATATTGGAGGCGTTGGATAATGCCGAAACTGACACCCCATCAGCAATTTAAAAACGCCCACAGGGCATTGATCAATCGTTGGATCGAAGAGTCTGACATTGAGGATACTGAGATCGCTAAAATCGCTATGGAGGATCTCGAGGAGTGGTTGGATGAGGATGTTGTCGATTTCGAGTGCGATATGGTGCTCGATGATGATGACGATGATGAAGAGGAAGGGTAGCCTCTACGAGCAGAAGTTTTTTTCGGAGGCACTTGAACATGGACTAGAAGTCTTTGTGCCTCTTGGCGATTACCTGCCACAGGATTGCCTGGTGATGAATACGGCGGGCAAGATATTTAAGATTCAGATAAAAGGAACTGAGAGTAAGTCGAAGGATAAGGCTCGGGGTGGATTAGGCCGGTATATGGTAACGACTTCCAGCGGATCGACCGGCAAAGAGTCGATAGACTGTACAAAAGTGGACATATTGGTGGCATATGTCGAAGATGAAGACATTTTTTATAACATCCCATGCATGGAATTAGACGGGGCAAAAAGGATCGGATTATATCCTCACAACCCTGAATCTAAAGCCAAGCACGAACAATTTAAGGACAACTGGAAAATTTTTCGGGCTACCTGACAAAACTGCTTTTAAAACTGCTATAATTGTCACTGGCGGGGCATATCTGCTCCGCAGATACAAGCAAGAGAGTGCGAACTCTACTAACAAACGCAGAAATCATGGCAGAAACAGTTATAAGCGAGGCTCCGGCTGAACAATCGGGAGCAGAAAACAATCAAGTACGAGGCCCACTATCGGTGGAAGATTTGGCGGCAAGTTTTGTCGAGCAGGTCGAAACGGATCAGGAGGCTCAACAGGCGGATGAGGCTAAAGCGGAAGTCACCGAGACTCCCGAAGAAGCAGAAGCATCTGCCGACCAGGATGAAGATGTTCTTTCACAGTCTGTAACCGAAGAATCTGAAGAAGAGGAAACGGAGGAGGATACCGAAGAGGAAGAGGTTGAAGAAGAGGCGGAAGTCACTTCAAAAGGGATGAAGAAGACATTGAAACAAATCAATCGTCTGACTGCCCGAGCGAAAAGTGCGGAAGAAACCGTCGAGGCGTTAAAAGCTGAGATTAATAATCTAAAGACAAATCAATCAGGTGGTAGCCAACAGTCTGCTCAACCCGAGCTAGAAAATATCCAGTCTTTTGAAGACTTGGAAAATTTGAAACGGGAAGCACAGGCGGCCAAGAAATTTGCACTTCAACACATAGGCAAGGATTTCGTAGAGGTCGATGGCAAGGAATATAGCGATGATGATATTCGCAATATCCTGACCCAGGCTGACGAATACCTTACCGAAAAGATTCCTCAGAGGAGTGAGTATCTAAGGGAAAAAAGCCAGTGGAGTAGGGATACAATCAACACCCATCCGTGGATGGATTCATCGCAAGATGATGACATATCCGAATCCCGTAGAGAAACCTATAAACAGCTACGAGGCCAATACGGCAATGTACTGGATAATCTCCCCAATGGTGACTTTATAGCCGCCACCCTTGTCAGAGGGATAGAAGCATTGAAAAGCGAGCAAACCGCAAAGGCAACAAAGAAGGTAGTCAAAAAGCGTAAGGCTCCACCTCCAACCGATGGAGGAGATGCATCCCCGCCAATCGAAAACTCAGCCACTCGGAAGCAGAAAGAAAAAGCAAAAATCCTGGATCGGAAAGGACCACTCTCGGCTAACGATCTTGCCGCATTTCTAGCGGACTAAAATTTAAAATCTTAAAATAAGGAAATACTTAAAATGGCTATTGCTACTTCATACAATGTAACAAGTGCTAAGGGTGCTCGCGAAAATTTAGAATCACTTCTGAAAACCGTAGAGCCTACTGAAACACCTCTGTATTCTACTCTCTCACAATCCGAGGCTCCAAAGGCTACTCTCAATGAGTGGTTGGTAGACTCACTTTTAGACCCCGAGATTGGAGGAGTAATTGACGGTGTTGATCTCACGATCTCCGATGCCGCTAACTTGATCGACTCAAGAGCAAGACTTGGTAACCGAGTCCAAACCATCAGAGATATATTCTCCGTCTCGCGTCAGGCTGAGATGATTGATGTCGCTCCTGGTGGACAAGGTGGATTATTCAACGCTTCCAAAGCAAAAAGTTTAATTCAGCTTAAACGCTCAATCGAAACTGCTATCGCTTCAGGAAACGATCAAGCCGCCGGAACTTCTTCCGCTGGAGCTACCCTCTGCGGGTTAGGGACTTGGTCAAATCCGAGTGCGACCGGAAATACTTTCGATACAAGTGCTAAACAAGCATTTCGTGCTGTAAGCGGATCTCGCGTATCTCTTGGTTCATTGACTGAGTCTGCTTTTCGTGGATTACTGCAAGCTGTTTATACTGCAAGTGGTGCTAAAGGTTCTTACAAATTGTACGCTGGTCCAGCAGTAATGAACGCCATTACTGACTACACCCGTGCCGCAGTTACCAACAATCCTGTTTACAGCTTCACTCAAGATGTAAGCGGAAAAACCTTGGTTAATTCAGTTCTTCATTATGTCAGCGATTTTGGCTCTATCGATATCATTCCTGACCTTTTCTTGGGTCGTGTGAATGGATCGGCTTCCAGTCCTGACACAGCAGAAGGAACAGTAAACACAGATCGTGCTTACTTGATTCCTGACGATGACACTGTTTCCCTCAAGTTTCTTGAAGGCATTTCCGTAGTGGATCTTCCTGACAATGGAGCCGGCAAAAGAGCTTTCACTGAGGCAATGCTTACGCTTCGTGTAGGTAATCCTAGAGCCTTGGGGTCAATCGTTTAAACACTTCGGGTTTATTATTGTTCATGTTGTTATTGGGGAGCCGGTTTAGGGTTAGACCGGCTCCCCTTTTTCCATTTAAATGAGTCTAAATATCATCGTAAGGGGGGGTAAGAAAAGCAGATCGTCACAGGACGAAATCGCTTATTACCTTCGTAAGGAAAACGAGCGAGCCGCAGTCCGCGAAAAGGCTGGATATGCACAACGCCAAAAGCAGGCCCGCAAGGCCGCCAAAGCGTTTGAAGGAGGCAAAGGCGACTTTCGACTTGCTCGGGTAACAGACTTAACCACATATGTCCGCCACGAACAGGAAAGACCTGGATGCTGGGCAGACAAAGGATTTCGTAAGGACTTCGAGAAATCGAACCCCGAGTGCAAAGTTAAACACTAATTTTTTATATCATGGCAAACTACGCTACCGCCACCTATTCGCAATTAAAGTCAAGATTCCGAGCATTGGCCGGACTTGATGCTTTACAGGCAACAGATGCTAGTTTCCTTCGCGATCTTGTAAACCGTGCGGCTCGTATAGCCCATGAGAGATACCCTTGGCCACAGTTCACCGTAATCGGAGAAAGTGTGGCTATAGTGACATCTGATGCCAATAGACTTCGGGTTTACGGAACGAGCAACAAGTTGGCAAACGATGCCAATGTTGTTTTTCGTATTCATAAAGAAGATCCAACTTCTGCCCGTTACCCTGACGAATACACATTTCTAACCGAGTTAGATTCGGGAGGTTATCCATCAGTCAAAATCATTGAGCCTACCACATTGGACGGAGTAAATGTTTTTGTCACCTATCGTAAGGATTTGCGGTCTGAGATAAACTCAGGAGGTGCGACAAGTGGTTACTATGGTGATGATTCGGGAGATGAACAAAATATCCCTAACTTCTTTTTCGACTATCTCGCACATTCTGCCTATGCCGGTTTTTTGCGTGGGGATGGGCAAACTGAAAAAGCATTTGCAGAGGAACAAAACGCTGAAGCAATGCTCGCACAGGAAATCGATTTAGTCAGGGAACAGTCACGACAATATCGAAATGATATTTTGCAGTATCGTTCCCCATCACAATTTAACCGGCATAACATTCAAGCCGGTGGCAAGCCTGTAAGTCCAGGCATAGCTAATGTTCAGTAATGGCAAGAACAGTAACATTTGAATCACTCGAGAAACGCTTCAAGATGGCGGCTGGTCTGCCAACCTTGACGCAGGTCGATGAGTTTTTCTTCAAGGAATCTTTAAACAGCAGGGCACAGACTGCGTGGCATCGATGCAAGTGGCCTGAACTGCTTAAACTGGTAGAGAAGTCAGTTGGATCGACCACTAACCCAACAGCAGATAAAGCAGTGCAGATCGACAATGATTTAAACATCATGGAGATCCACCAGGTTTA